AAGCAGTGGTATCAACGCAGAGTACTGTCTTCCGCCAGCCACGCTCAACTCGCTATTTTATTAAATTCATCTTCAAATATCTCATGCGCTTTGTCATCAGAGATATCACTATTTAATGCTTTAATCTTTTTAACTGCTGTTTTATAACTTTTGCTTTGCTTATCAATCTCAATCTTTTCTTTTTTGCCTTTCCCATCGCAATGATGGCAATCAATATTAATCATACCAACGCCCAAAAGTTCACCGGAGCCATAACAAGCCGTACATACAGTCATAATTTACATTAAAAAGATAAGCTATAATGCAACATTATCATAAATTAAGTATTGTTATCAACATTTTCAGTTAATAAGTATGGGGATAAGTAAATAAATGAAAATAAATACATCATTTGATTGACGTATCAATATAATGTTGATACAATAGCATCATACCAAACGATAACAACAGAGAGAAAAGAAAATGAATATTAAATTTAAAAAATATTACGTAACAAATGGCGAGACTAAATATCGCGTGTCATACATGATAGGCAATCGAATAGACGGTCGTGAATGTGTGAATATTTATGCTAAAGACTTGGACAGGTCATTAGGTAAGATTTTCAAAGACATCTATGTGAATGAAACAGAAACTATGACAGATTATTTTGATCAAGGGCGCGGCGTCACATTATTTGCAGACCATCCTTTATATGCGAATGCTTTAATAGTAGCTAAAAATAAAAGTTTATAATTAAAAAAGCCCGCTACGAACGGGCTCCCAACTTAAGGAGTGAATCATGAATAACACTACAGAGTATAACTACAAAGGTTATGATATTACAATAGAAAAGTCGACATTTGGATTTGACGTTAGAATATATGCAGGTGAAAAATTCATAAAAGGATGGAATTACTTTGAAACGTTCATGTGGGCCGGTGCTCATGCCCAGGAATTTATCGACAACTTACAAGGAGAGTAACATGCAGTGCAGGATAACAGAAGAACAAGTTGAAAATCCATGGGATGAAGACGATTCCAATTTAGATGAAAGAACCTTAGAATCTCTGAGCGTTTACGATTTAATGGGCGAAGAGTTTTATTTAAGCATTAAGCGCAGTGAAATAGGGTATCGATTTTATGAGCTAAGTCTTGAAGGTGAAAACAACAAGGAAATTATAACAAAGGGAATTAATCCGGCAGCAATCGAGAACATGGCTCGTTTTTGTACAAGATTTATAATGCATTACAATCAGATTAGAAAGGGTGAGGCAGCATGAGAATTAAAGAGAAATTATCACAAAATAGACGCGATTTTTGGGCTATTTTTGTTTGCCCTCATTGTACTCATGAGGAAGCATTGAAAGGTTACGATGATGAATATTTTCATAGAAAAGTTATTCCTAAAATAAAATGTGGTAGTTGTGGAAAAATAGAAGATAGTGAGTATAAACCAATGAGCACTGTTTACCCAGAAGGTTATCAAATATGAAAGAAAAATATGAAGATATTGAGTTTTATATAGATAAAGCAATAACAATGAGAGAAGGTAAAAATATTTTAATATTTGGTTATACGATAATAAAACACAAAACATATTATCAAAGCGATAGTTGGTATGGCACCGAACAACAAGCACGCGAAGCAGCCATTGAATACATAACAGACAAGATGCAAAACGGAGAGCGTTAACATGAATATACACAAAATAAACGGTGAAACGATCCACGTTCAGTACGATACAGAACGCGCCTTCTGGGGATGTTGCCCTTGGATTGCAACACTCGAAGATTACGATCCTACCCCGATAGATTATGAGACGCCTTCTTATAATCCGACCGGAGAAGGTTGTACTGAAAAAGAAGCGATTAATGATTTACTTGAAAATATGAGGAGTTAACGTGGATAAGAAAATACACGGGTTGCAAGATGAAAAAATACAAGACCTTAAAGACTGGGTTCAGCATAGGATTGACTATTGGGAAGATGTTTGTAATGGAGAAAAATACAGAACATGCCAAGACAAACAAGAATATGAAGGACAACTTGCAGCCTATCACCGCATGCAGCAACACATAAACACAACATTTGGGGAGTGGGTTAAGAGTGAGTAAAGAAAAATTACAAGCCATCCCTCTGCACGAGTGGCATGAAAAAGCATCTAAATTATTTGGCAAAGAAGCGAAGAATTGGCGTTTTGTTTGTCCGATATGTAAGACTGTGCAAACAGCACAAGACTTTATTGACGTTGGAGTTTTAGAAGAAACAGCCAAAACATCAATCGCTGTCGAATGCATTGGACGTTTTATACCAAAAAAACAATCTCAAAAAGCATTTGAATGTAAGAAAATGATACAAGGCACACCTTGCGATTATACAGGATATGGACTTTTTAAGTTAAACCCTGTCCCAGTATTGTTCGATGATGGTAAAATATTTAACGCATTTTCATTTGATGAGGCGGTAAAAGATGAATGACAAAAAATATATCAAGTTAGACGAAGAGGATTTTAAATGTCTTGTACGTGGTGGCGTTCTTAAAATTGGAGATAATATTGAAATGATTCTTGCAGATATAGGATTTGATCAAATGCATTACAGTTTAAATCTTGCGGAGAAGGGAATAAAACATTATGTAGGGCATACGAAAGATGAATGACGAAGAAAACATTAATTACTTTAGCGTTCATGAATTAGACATGATTTTATTTTATATAGATTGTTATTTTTTAAATCTAGAAGAACAAGGAGGTAAACAGTTACAGTCAGATAGAAATCTTCAATATAAAATAAAATTTTTAAGGGATGGGTTGGATAAAAATGAATGACTTTACTAAAGAAGAGCTAAAAGAGATTTATGGCTGTCTTCAGGAAAGCGGGTGGGATAATGAATTACTTGAAAAGGTAGAATCCCTAATCGACCGCTATTCAGAATGTCAACATCAGAAGATTGTAACAGGCGCATATCCGCGTTCAAATCCTCCTAAAAAATGTAAATCTTGCGGGGCGATGTATTATGAATGACTTCACTAAAGAAGAGCTTCAGGAAATTAAGCGTTGTGTAAAGCATATGATTTCTGGCGACGTAACTCCCTACTCATGTTTTACTATTTCAGTAAATAAGAAACTTCGTTCGATGATCGAAAACTACTGCGATCATGACACAAAAAAGTATGAAATTTCAATCGATGGAGAGATTGAAGAGTCGTGCGTGGAAGCTGAATGTTGCGACTGTAACAAAATACTAATTTAGTCTTCAGTAGTACATTTTTAGTATTAATGCCGGAACTCAAGGATTCCGGCATGCCTCCACGCTTACCAATTGGAATATTGTCGACTAAACATAGTTAAAAAGGTATGGAGGCATGCGTATAATACCAGCCAAACACCAAAATACAAGGCTTATCATGCCGTTTTTCGTAGCTAACATTCTTATATCAACTATAATTTGCCCCCATCTTGGATTGAACGTCATCGAAAGTTTCATGCTTGGATTTGCCGCATCAATCTCAATCCTTTACCTTCTAGGACGTTAACTTCAAATCCTACCCATTAAATCCTTCGATGGTTGCACGATAATATTAAGCTTATGTCATTTCCCATATATCAAATAAAATTGACTGCATGGGATTTATTTTAAATATTGGCGCATTATCTTCATTGCTTCTTCACGACCACTAATTTTTTTAAACTCATCTTTTATTTGAATTGATGATATATCGCCTCTGTTTTCAATTTTATTGTCTTCTGCAATTGTCTTTGGCATTTTCTTGTTAATGAAAAGGCTTATTGCTTCGTCATAAAATTGTTTGAAGTATGGGTAAGACAGTTTTTCAGGTTCATGTGTCAAAAAATAAGAACCGCATTTATTCCACGCATAGACAACTGTTTCATGGCTCCACTTCTTTTCCGCGCTTGGGTGTGAGTTTTCGCAAGCTTCCTTGTAGGCATCACGCGCAGACTTAAGGTTAAGTTGTTCGGGAGTTGGCTTGCACCATTCGATAAATTGCGCAATCATGGGAACATTTGGATATTTTGATTCTCTGCATTTTTTAACACCGTATTCGACTTGATCTCTTGCCAATATCCCAGCATCAACAAAAGCCTTTACCCATTGGGTTTTAGCAAGTCTTAACTTTGATTCTTCAGAATATTGTTGATCGAACGCTGGAAATATTGAGAAGAAAAAAATAAATAACTTATTAATCAAATTAACTACTTGAGGATTGTCTTCATATTCCTTTGACTTCTCTTCGCTTCTTGATTCAAAAACATGAGGGCTGTAAATTTCTTTGAAAGATTTCATGCTTACGCCCTCATTACTGATTCAACTGTGTTTTTATACGCAGAACGTTTTTTGTTTTTATATTCGATATCTTTCTCAAAATATCGCTCTTCAATTCCGCCCCATCTGTTTTTCAGCATTGCCGTAAAAGCTTCCTCTGGATATATTCCTTTAGAAGCTAACGTTGATAACGTTTTATTCATTTCCTCCCAAAATAATAGGGTTATAGGCTTTTTTCGATAACTGAGCCAATCTAAAAGATGCTCATCTGGGATGTCATGAGGGTTGGAGGCTTTTAGATCTTCAAGAGAAAGAGAGGTTACTTTTTTTACCGCCTCGACTTTTTTAGGATCTTCGGGCTTGGGGGGTAGGGGGGTAGTATTAATAATTGGTTTTTCATCTGGTTTTATATATGGTATAGGTTGGGCGATTTCGCCCAATGAGGCGGATTGGGTCGCCCAGTCGATTGGGCGATTTCGCCCAGTCGATTCTACAAGGGATTGAAAGGTATTTGACTCCATTCCAAGCAACAAAATTGCCTCATTTGTAAGTGAGTACCAACTCGTTCGATCGTATGGGTTTTTGTTGAAACAATCTTTTTCTATAAGTTTATTTGATATACATTTTTGAATGATTCTTTTGATTTGATCAGCAGACCAATAAGGGAACAATTTTGTGTAAGCTTCGCGAGAATTGTAAGTCCAATAGCGGCCTTTATGAAAATTCGTGTGGTTTGCTTGATTGTGTCTTGTCCAAAATTCAAGGTTATTTAAAAATATTGCTTCTTCAACACTATACAATTGAGCAATTTTAATATTGAAATGATGTTGAGACATGATATACTTCCTGTGTGAATCAGCCAATGCGACCTTATGGCGTGTTGTGATGTATTTAAAATAAATGAATAACAACTTTGGTCGGTGGGTATTCATTGTGACTGAAGGCAGGATGCCTTCACGCTTTCTAGATTATAGTTCAATCTTTCATTAATTCATACACAACCATATCCATCAACCATTTCTCAATTAAGTCTAGCTCTGTGGCCGTGAAGAAAACAGGTCTTTCCGGCTCACGATCATAAAATGAATTGGCTAATTTGCTAGCAAGTTCAATTGCTTTTTCCGCAAGATTCATAAAGTTCCTTTTTAATAGTTCTTCTGAAAGTGAAGAAAATATTTCATGGCATATTATCAAAGCAGTCAAACTGAGGCTGTTCAAGAAAAACCCAAACGCCTCATCATTCCCTCTAATATCATTAAATCATCCCTTAGTTCGCGCTTCATAACTGTCTTCCCATGTGCTTTAAGTAAACCATGCGTTGCAAGTTCTATTTTTTTTGAGACACAAAAGGAACCGAGCCTTTATTAACCCAATTTAATAAGCTACTCGAAGACATCTTACATACTTTAGAAAACTTATACTTTGTTTTAAATAAATTTAAAACTTCATCTGGTGTCATAAAAAACCTCATCATTTATTTTAAATAATATTACATCAATCTATTGACTTACGTCAATTGAATAATGTATTATGTATTCACGTTCAATAACGAACGTAGACTAAATATAGTAAATGAGGTTATTATGCAACATTATACAGATTCAATGGAACAAGATTTTAATGATGGAGCATGGATGCAACAACAAGACGATCACGATCACTTCCTAACTTGCAATATACAAGAGCTTGAAGTGTTAACAAAAGATATCAAAACTTCTAGTTAAGAAAGAAGAATTAACTGAAAATATTATTTCAGCGTTTGGTCATCAGAAGGAAGGTCAATCGACATATGACTTCCATACATGGAAGATTGAAGTACGTACGCCATGCATTTATTCGCTTAACAAAAAGCTTTATGAGACAGGTGAATACAATATACCGAAAAAGTTTAATCCTATTAAGAAATCAGTATCATACACAATAGATAAAAAACTTTTCGAGTCAAAATTTAATGAAGCTCCACAAGAGGTTCGTGAGCAATTAATTGATTTGATTGATAAGAAAGCAGGGAAAGCAAGCGTAAATATTAAAGGGAGAGTTTAACATGAGTAATGTTGTAGTAATTCTTGGTGAAAGTGGCACTGGAAAATCCACTTCACTTCGCAATCTAAATCCTGATGAAACATTTATCATTAATGTTCTGAATAAGCCCCTACCTTTTAGGGGCTATAAAAAGATGTATAACGAAGAAAATAAAAACTTTCTTGATACGGATGATTATAGGCGAATAATGCCTTATTTAAAGGCTATTAATGAACGTAGGCCGGATATTAAAAGCATTGTAATCGATGACTTTTCATTTTTGATGAACAATGAATTCATGCATCGTTGCCGAGAAAAAGGCTACGACAAGTTTACGGATATGGGTTCGAATGTTTTTAACATTATGGATATATGCCAAAACTTCAGGGATGACTTGTACTGTTATCTCTTGTGCCATACGGAGAAAGACCACGCGGGTATGATTAAGCCAAAGACTGTTGGAAAGATGACTGCTGACTACGTGGGTCTGGCTGAGAGGTCTACGATTGTCTTACACACCCAGATTGTTGATGGTCACTATTCTTTTCTAACTCAAAATGATGGTTTGCATGTTGCAAAAACCCCAATGGGAATGTTTGAAGAAGTGTATATCGATAATGATTTACAGAAGGTAAGAAATATTATCGATGAATATTATAATGGCCCAAATTTACAGGAAGTTAACAAAAAGGAGAAAGCAGCATGAACTTTTGTTCTATGCAAGGATGCATTAACAAGCATAGGGCGCAAGGATTCTGTATATCCCATTATAACAAAATGATATCAGAAAATATAATTTTGAAAAAAATATATCCAGATTTATGTACTTTTGAAGGATGCAATAGAGATCATGTATCAAAAGGATACTGCGATAAACATTATCGTCATCTTAAAAGATATGGTTATCCCAAAAAAACAATTAGAGATATGTCTGAAATTGATAGATTTAATTCAAAAATAAAAATAAATATCCAAAATGGATGTCATGAATGGACTGATAAGTTATGCGTATGGGGTTATGGAATGTTTAGCTTGAAAAAATCAATACAAGTAAAGGCGCACCGTTATGCTTATGAATTAAAAAATGGAAAAATACCTAAAGGCATGTTGATTTGTCATCATTGTGATAATCCAAAATGTGTAAATGTAGATCATTTGTTTTTAGGAACTGCACTAGATAATAATTTAGATAAAATAAAAAAAGGACGGGATAACTTGCCAAAGGGAGAGGATCATTTTAGAACTAAAGTTAAAGAAGAAGTTGTCATATTAGTAAAAAAACTACTTAAAAATATTAGCAGCCCTACATTAATTGCAAGAAGTTTAAATCTTCCTGTACATTTTGTAGAGAGCATAAAATATAACAAAACATGGAAACATGTTTAATAATAAGAGGTATTCAATATGTCTAATTTCTGGACAAGCGAAATCGGAGAGGTAACGGGAACCATGGAAGACGCATTTGCGAAAACATTTAAGCAGATACCCGATAATACCAAAGCCATCGCAAGAATAGAATCATTTATGAGCGTTTTGTATAACGGAATGAATTATATAAACATTGACTGGATGTTGATTGATGGGGATTTTAAAGATCAAAAAGTAAGTCAAAAAATAAGAGTTCACGATGAAGATGCAAAAAAAAGACATCGTGCATTAAACATGTTGAAACTTATATTTGATATGTTTAACATCAAGCCAAAACATAGCAACATGCCTACAGACCAAGATTTGATTGTATTTAAAGGAAAGATTGCGGGTATTGTTATCCGTGAAACAGAGCCGAATGATGAAGGTAAACAATACAATTGGGTGTCGGAGGTTCATACATCACAAGGGTTCAAGTCTGAGACTGGCGTTAAAATTACCGTAACTCATGAGAGAAAGAGTACAGACAGCGCATTTACAAGGAATCCTGCGCCTGTAGATGAGAGTCTGGTGGATGATGTTCCGTTTTAATACAATATGTGCGAGTAATGGCCGTAAGCCATTAAACAATTTATGACATGCTCGGCGCTGACAGTGAAGCGCAGTCGACAGCAGAGATTGAGTCCGTTAGCTGCGAAAGGGTCTAATGGCTAGTGTTGCGTTACGTGCTCTGAATTTAATTAATAAAAACTAGCTTGGTTTTTATTTTAGAAATTTATAGAGTTCGGATAGCCCGACGAATAAAACTAGATAACGAGGCGTCCAAGCAACGCCTACAAGTCAAGTTGACTCATACCACGTGCAATTCGTGGAGCATGTCACTTTTTTAAGGATGTTATGAAAATAGATTTTGAAAAAGATTTAATAATAGGGTGCATTCCTGTTGAGCATTTATCGTCTGCACCTACAGATCAAAGCCCGTGCATTATTGAAGGTTGCCAGTTATGCAAGACCCTCATTTGGGTTAGCGAGAAAAAGATAGAATTACGCAAAAATAAAAATGCAAAGATATTTTGTTTTATTTGCTTGGTTGACGAAGTGATTAAGCAAGGAGGAAGTCCTCAAGATATTTTATTACATGATATCGCACAAGAGGCGCATTAAATGAAAAAAATACTTAAAGAAATAGAGAAAAACTTACAAGAAACATACAGGAATGAACTTAAGCCAAGAACTAGAGATTATATTACACCTTCTATGATTGGTCATGACTGCTCAAGAAAGATATGGTATTCAAGCCATGAGTATGAAGGATTACCGTTTAGTCTAGAACAAGCACGTTTACAAGAATTTAAATATCATGCTGAAAAATTAGTTTATGACGCTGTTTCCCATTCACCTTTTTACAAAGTTGTTTGTTCATGTTTAGCAGAAAAAGACTTATTGTTTAACAAATTCAAAAAAAATGGAATGCGAGCATACAGTTATAAAAATTTCGATCAATCTCAGTATTTAATGGGTGATAAGAAATTAAAAGAGCTTCCAATTTTTATGCTTAATATGGATACGGGCGAGTTGTGGGGTGAAATCGTCAAATTCGATGCTGTGCATTATGATTTACTTAAGGCCAAAGGAGAGGCAATCATGATGATGAAAGAACCGCCTCAACGAATTAATGAATCTCCAGTGTGGTTTCAATGTAAGAAATGCCAGTTTAGGAAGGAGTGTCACAGATGAAGTTTGAAAAAGGTCATTTTTTAAATGAAGAACAGAAAAAGTTAAAAGCAAAAGTTACCACAGACCTTTTACATACCATGTTTAACAAAGAATTATATATGAAAATCAGAGAATATGATGAACGGGCACAAACAGATATTATTGTTTCTGCGTTTATCATGTTTTGCAGAGAATCGCTAGTAACCTTTTGTAAAGGCATGGAAAATCCACAATTCTTTATTGCTGGAATTTTATCAGAAATACAAAGGCAGGCCATAATACAGAGTAGTGAATCATGAGCGAGATTGAAGAAAAGATAAATGAACTATACGAAAGAACTGAATGTTTAATAAATAACATTGCTCAATTAGCTTCATTGATAAGTCATATTACGGATAAAGTTATTGAGGTAGAAAAGAAGGTTAAAGATGAGGATTTGAATAAATGACTGAATTAGATGATTTCTGCGGTAGCTATTATTTGAATGAAGATAAAATATATATAAAATGTAGCGTTCTTGAAATGAGTAAACAGATAAAGGAAATGATACAAAATGATACTAAGCATGTCGCTCTTGATAGACTAAATGGAAAAAGAATATCTACAGTATGGCTAGGTTTAGACCATAGCTTTGATGAAGATGGAGAGCCATTATTATTTGAAACTATGATTTTTGTAGGAAATGATAATTCAGAGATTTATATGGATAGATATTCAACTTGGAATGCAGCTGAAGAAGGTCATAAGAGAGCTGTTCAATGGGTGAAAGATGGATGTATAAACGATGATTGACTACGAGAAGTTTATGATTGCACATGATTTGTTAATTTTATTCTGTAAAAAAAATAATCATGTAAGATTTACATCTTCTCTGACTTGTTCAGAAGATGGATTGGAAAGCACTTATTATACTTTAAAAATTAATTTTAATTCTATGAAAGAGGAATGTTTTACTGATATAGATTCGCTTATCGAAAAACTCCAAGAACTCACGAAGCCTGAAGATAAAAAAGAAAAATATAAAGAGGCATGGTATATGTTCGAAGGTAAAATAGACGTCACAAAAGTTCATAATAAAGAATGTTATCAGTGCTGCGATGAAACGCATCCTCGAGCGTTTGGTAGGCATATGTATGCATCAAAGCAAGAATTAATAGAAGGACAGATTGAATATTGGCAAAAGCAGTTGCATGAAGAATTCCAGCATAACGGGGTAAGTCAGGATACGTGTGCAAATGGGTCACTTCATTTTTAAAACGAGCTATAACCCTTTCCACTCATGGGCTGTAGGACTTTTTTATAGAAATGAATTCTGTGCGCTTATCTGCCGATCATTGTCATAAAATACAAGAGCAGACAGGAGAAACGGTAGTTCGAGGACTTTTATGCGGACAATGCAATGCTGGACTTGGTAGATTTAAAGATAGTCCTGAAATCTTAAGGAAAGCTGCCCAGTATTTGGAGCAATAAAATCAAAAAATTAAGACCATATCAACAACAAGCAGTAAATGAATGCTGGAAAGCCCTCAAAGCCAATGATGATCCTATTCTTCTTATGGCATCTGTTGGAAGTGGCAAGAGCCTCATGATGTCCGATATATTGCTCACAATACAAAAAGCAGGAAAATCAGCATTATGCATTGTTCATAGCGCTGATTTAGTAGAAAATAATAGTCAGACATTTAATGAACAAGGCGGAAAATCATCAATCTATAGTGCCGCGTTGGGCAAAAAAGAAATATCTGAATCAGTAATATTTGGAACCCCTCAATCAATTTTAAATGGAATTAATAAAAATGGAAAAATTGCAGAAATTAAGTTTAATATCATCATTGTTGATGAGGCCCATACTATTAATTACACTAATGACAGTTCTTGCTTTATGCGGATACTTAGGCATTACAAACAACAATACCCCTCAATGCGATTACTCGGTGCTACTGGAACAGATTTCAGATTTAGAGGATGCACTATCGTCGGAGAAGGATGTTTATTCAGACGACGAGTCGGAAACATCACTACAAGTCAACTGATACAAGAAAAGTATTTGATAGAGCCAACATTTAACATTAATGAAAATTATATTATTGATTTTTCAAAAGTTAAGGTCAAAAATAACGGACTATTCGATCATCAACAATTAACAGAGGTGATTAATAATAATTGCAGATTAACAAAATTAATTTGCAAACAAATAATTCATATTATGGAATCTCAAAATAGATTCGGAATCTTTATATTTGCTTCAACAACCGCGCATGCTAGAGAAATTGTTGGTTATTTGCCAGTTTCCCAAACGGCCTTAATATTAGGAAATACGCCACAAGATGAGCGCTCTAAAACATTGGATAAGGCAAGAAAAGGTCAAATTCGGTATTTGGTTAATATTGCTATTATTAGTGTTGGGGTTGACATACCAGCCTACGATACTCTTGCCTATCTTAGACCAACCGAAAGCTTGGTTCTCATGGTTCAAACAATGGGGAGGGTATTGCGCCTGTCACCTTCCAGTGGAAAAAAAGAAGCACTTGTCTTAGATTTTGCAGGAAATATAGAGCGTCATAGTGATTGGGACGATCCAATATTGATGAACGCCCTAAAACAAACAATCGATAAAGACAAACCACTGGTTATTCAATGCCCTCAATGTATCACTATGAATACAGAGCACGCAAGACGTTGCTTAGGACAATTTAAAGAAGCACGCTGCGATTATTATTTTGAATTCAAAGAATGTTTAAATACAGAATGTGAGGCAAAAAATGATATTGCAGCAAGGAATTGTCATGCGTGCGGAAAAGAAATTATCGATCCTAATGCGAAACTTTCACTGCTTAAAATAAAATCAATACAAACTGAACTCAAGGTTTTAAGAGCAAATTATAATATTACAGGGCCAAATAGAGGCTTTCGATTAAACTGTATTTATACTTGTATAGATAAAAACGGTTCACAAAAAAAAGTATATGAAAGTTATTCACCTCAATCCAATAAATCTACAAATATATTCTATGGACAATTTGTTAGAAAACATTGCAAAGATTCAAGTAAATGGTATATGCATTTAAATAATAGAAATAAAGTAGAATTAATGCTGGCTGAAATTGAAACGCCCAGCTCTTTATTTATTGCAATGGAAGGTAAACACATTAAAATCAAAAAGAAAGTTTTTGAATGAATTAGATAGACATGGTATTGGGGTTTGAAGTCCAATGGTACGAAAACGTACGCTAAGGAATATTTAAAGAGAAAGGGGTTAATTAATGACGCACGAAGATATAGTATCAATATGCAATGCAGCTGAATGGTGTTGCTTTTGGTTAGCCTTGGGGATTAGTGTAATAAAAATTAAGATTGAATCATGAATGATTTCACGAAAGAAGAGCTACAAATGTTAATTCATGGCATTCATTTGTCAATTGATGAATATACTCAGCATAGATATGCTCCATTAGCTAACAAAATACAATCAATGATTGATAACTACTGCGAGGTAAATCCTCCATTCATAGACTCCTGTGTTTGTAGCAAATGCAATGAAGAATGGCGTCAGTGTGAGTGTAAAAAATGATAATCAGTGAAACCCACAAGGATAAATTCTATGCCAATATGCAAAAAACTGATTCATGCTGGATTTATCTTAAAAGCATAGAGGGTTGTGGCTACGGTCGCATGTGTATTGATGGTAAGACGGTTGGAGCACATAGGGTTAGTTACTTAATTCATAAAGGTGAAATCCCTGAAAAAATGTTTGTGTGCCACAAATGTGACAATCCATCGTGCGTTAATCCAGAGCACTTGTTCTTAGGAACACCAAAAGACAACACCGAAGATATGATGAAAAAAGAACGCGGGTCATTGAGAAGAGGAAGACATCATCCATGCGCCAAACTGACCGAAACAGAAGTGAAGGAAATATTTAATCTGTCAGGAACTTTATCTCAAAGAGAATTAGCCAAAAAATTCAGTGTCACGCAAGGATTAATAACCAACATACTGAATCATGGCTCATGGAAATCCGTTACCTCATCCATGATTAGCTTATCTTCTGTAGGATTAAAGGCAAATCAAAAGGGTATTATGAATTCTAAAGCCAAATTAACAGAAGAAAATGTTCGGTATATTTTTAACATGAAAAAACTTGTATCGAAGCATGAATTAGCAAAGCAATTCGATGTAACAGAAGTCACTATTAGAAAAATATGGAGCCAACATACTTGGAAACATATTAACAACCAGCAATCCGAAGAACTTAAGGTGATCTAGTAATGGAAATTGAATATACACAGCCTCCTAGTTGCGATATGTGCAATGAATACACGGCCGAATGTTATCCGCCAGAAAATGAAAAAGGATATACCGGTCTATGTAAGTATTGTTACAATATTTTTTATGAAGAAAACCTAGAATTATTCCAATATAAAGTTTTATAACAACAAAAATAAGGAAAATATGAAAAAATTAAGCTTGTGCGCATTGGCAGTTATGTCAATAAATTCTTATGCATCGGTAGAGCATTTAAATGCTAAAGAATGGACTACAGGCCAAGGAGCGACTGGTAGCATGGAGATTCTCGAAGAATATATTACTGAACCTACCAAAGGAGAAAAAAAAAACTTAAGCTACAATCTAACTGCTGCAACAAAAGCGTACTACGGGAAAATACACCAAACTCTTGCATTGCAGGGTCAGCACTCTCTAACCCTATCAAACACGACAAACCAAAGAGGTAGTTATACAATTACATTTTATCTATGCGTTCTAAATATAAACTGCTATAACAATACATATACAATATCTTTGAATTCTGGGGCTTCTTATCAGATAAGAACCAATTCATTATTGAATTTTATGTCTGTTAATCCCGGAAACTTTTCTATTCAAGCAGGTAGTCGTTCTGCTGGCTATGAAAACGGTTTTGCATATGATACAAAGCCTTTAAATATTGAATTATAGGAAATAAAAATGAAAAATAAATTATTGATCTCATCTTTAATGATTGCGTCATCTTGCCTTAATGCAGCTACTTCAGATGACATTAAAATAACAAATTATCATGAAGAAACTACCGGGGAAGGCGTTACGGGTCATTTAATAATGAATTCAAATCAAACAGTATCAGATGGAACGGTTTCTGCGACTACAAACTGGTATAGCGGTCGTTTATATCAAAATATTATAATGGAGGGGAAGCACAATTATTATCTTCATAATGATACAAAACAAACTGAAAATTACTTAATACAAATATCATTATGTGCCGATGTAGTATATTGCTTTAAAGCATCTTATAACGTAAATATGCCACCAAATCGAACGTATAATGCTACAAATACAAGCTTATTGACAAAGTCTTTTAATACCATTGGTGATCATCCATTAGTCGCTAGAATTGGAGTTACTGGGGCATTATCTGGTGAAAATTCAGGTCAAGGCGGTGTTGCAATTTCTAGGAATTAATTTAATAATTTATCAGGAATGGATTCCTGTTTAAAGGAAGATATATGAACGATGACAATGAAGAGTTGATTGATGGGATCCAGAATAAAATTACTTGTGAAGTAGTTTTAAGGACTTTTCCAGATAATAATAATGATTATAGATACTGTTCTTTCGTTTTAGATGCTGACGATCAAGATTTAAGTGAGAAGATTAAAGATCATATCAAAATATTCAAATCCATTTTAACCGGAAAATCATATTAATTGGAATTAAGAAAATTTAAAAAACATAAGATAAATCACAATTGACAATAACGCCAAAGAATTAAAAACCGTTAACCCAATAATTAGGTTAACGGATGAGGTAGAAAAATAAATTAGGTAAAAAGATTAAATTGATAAAATTAACCAATCGTGAAGAAATTGAAGAGCATTAAAAGTCATGATATAATCAGGGTGTTCCAATCATAAAAACAAGATTAAGGGTTTTATCGTCAAATAAAATCCTTTGCTCACTTCTTAAGTACATTCAAGTTTACAAAACCGAAAACACATACAAAATAAATTGTACAAAAACAATACCAACTAAGACTGATTATTGTAATAATCAGTGCTAATTTTTAACTTATATATAAATCAATAACTTACAAAATAATTAGCAAAAATAAAATGTACAAAAATAAAACCAACTTATAGTATAAATTTAATACCATCTTTTTGTTTAAAATTAACTAAAAAATACCAAAAACAAACTAAATCGATCAAATAGTTAAAGTACACTTGCACTAAACTATCGATTTAGTTTGAAAATCATCTTAAATAGATTTTTATAGCTTCTTTAGCCGCTTCTGAGCCCCAAACGCAAAGAGCGGTATATCCCATGAGAATTTTACGCGCAAGGAATTCCTTTTGTTCCGGAGTAGGCTTATTTATGCCGACTTTTAGTTCAATCCAGAGGCCCCCTTTACCATCTTTTGGAATGGCTAGAAAAAAATCGGGAACACCTTTTTTAACGCCCATCTTTTTTAATAAGCGACCTTGCGCGATAGAACATTTACGTTCATTGGCAAAATGATGGATATCATCTTTATATTGGGGATAAGTGAAATTAAACCAGTTCAAAAAATTGATATGGTCTATTTGTTCAGGTTGCAAATTATTTACCTTCTTGAATTATGGCCGCAATTCTTTTTGCTCTATCACCAACTTGTATAGCCCATTTACTATCAAGAGCTTCGTTTGCAGCCTCTTTATAATCTTTATTAATTAGGGCAATAATCATTTTTTTAAAACCAAGCAGCTTCCAAATTCCTATGTTGTAACACATATTAATAAGTGCGGCTTGGACGCCTTTAGGTTGATTTAAATACCATGTATAACTTGATAGTTGCGTGGTACACATAACAATCTCAAGGCTCATTAAAGCTTCGGCTTGTTGTGGTGTAATACCAGCTTCAAGATTAGTACCGTAACCAATAGTGACATGACCTGTTGTATCCATATAAGGGTGTGGATTAAAACCTTCGTCTTTTTTAATCTGTTCTTTTACATCGATCATTTCATGCAATCCTTTTTTACCATTTTCTTAACAAGTTTTTTATCTTGTTTTTCATCAGGATGCTTTTCTTTTTTCTTTTCTTTCTTTTTCATGATTGAATCCTTTAATTTATTAACGTCTTCTTCTTGCGTAAATTCCACCTACCACAAACAATGTACTTACGGTAAAAATACCTTTCACTACTAAATAAACAGTAGTAGTTGTTGCTAATGATATCCGTCTTTGGGCGGGCGTACATGTCCAGTTACCCGAATTAAGATTGATGGCGGTTAAAGAATTAATCGTGCCTAAATAGGCATTGTCTGGCATTGTTGCAGAAACTGTATTAATGCCGCAGACAAGCTGAGTGACAAGCGTTCCGCCACCAGCTTCAAATGTTACAGATGCCCATACATCCCAGTCTCCTGCCGTTAATGAAATTGATACCATATTGGTCAAGGTGTTTGTAGTTATCTGCAAATCTTGTCCAGAACCATCAAGTAATTCAGAAAATATTAATTCTCCAACACTTCCAGCCGCTGCACTATTATTGGTGGTCGTTCCGATTATGCCGGATGTAGAGCTAAAATTGATGCTTGTAGCAGATGCAGCCCCTAAAGTAGGTGTCACAAATGTCGGACTTGTAGTCAATGATATTGCCCCAGATCCATTTACGTTTTGTCCCAAAGCAGTAGCAACCCCTGTGCCAAATGATGTGATTCCAGTTCCTCCACTACCTATAGGAAGAGCATTCGCAAGGGTAAGAACCTGCGCATTGCTTAAAGTCATTCCTGTCGTTAAGACACCGGACGTATTGGCGGTTTGAAATATCCATGAAGAAGGCACAATACCGGTAGATACCGCTCCTGAAGAAAAAAGTTTAATTGCACCACTAACTGTAAATTGCGTGCCGTCATCACCCAAACCAGTTAATGATAAAATTGGCTCTGGATTACTAATTGCAGAATATACTCCAATCGTATTACTTGCAGATTTGTATCCAAAAAAATTAGAAAAATCAGTTGCGTTATTATATGTAAAAACTGCGTTAATTCCAGAACCGCCAATAGGCCCAACTGTAGAGTTTTGAATAACGGGGAGTGGAAATGTCGTCGCTCCAGCTAGAAATTTATTGGAAGCAGTAATAATTGAAAATGTGGGAGAACTCGTTGTCGCGATACTCTGCGGCAAACTCAATGTCACTGCTCCAGTTGATGCAGATGCTATGACTTGATTGGGAGTTCCCGAGATACTTGTAACCGCCCCACCTGCTCCAACAAACTGTGCTGCAAAATTCGCATATGTCATAGCTGCATCATTCGTTGCGCCATATGGAGACTGTCCAAAATACATCAGGTCCGTAGATACATTAGATGTTATGGGTTTAGTTTGAAAAACTTGATTAATATTCTTTGACATGTCATTCCTTGACTAAAGTAATAGCAGATTCGTATTATCCAAAAGAAGGAAATCCGTTCCATCAAGCAACAAAAAATCACCGGGAGCAGGTGGAAATGGCGCACCTTGAGTTTGATTTTGTTGGACGAAAATACTTCCAGAGCCCAGCGCAAATGAATTATCTTGAGTTAATAAGTTTGTGCAATCAGGAAACTGCATAGAACATTACTCCTACATCCGCAGTGGTAGAATCTGTAATGATGCTAACTTTTGTACCGGCTGTAACCATACGCTGGCCGGGATTTAATTCAGCCGTTGTCGCTGCTAATGTACCACCCGCAGGAACGGCCGCAGTTGCGCCCGTTAAATCCACCCATACGGATGTTCCAGGTTGATAACTAAAAGCAACAATCCAATTTGTATAATTGCTTGGCGTGCTAATATGGCTTTCTCCACCATTAGCCAATGTTGCGGAATATTTATTATCGGCAGTGCGTGGGGCAAATGCATTGTATCCTTGTACATCTCTACCAAATTCCAGAAGTGTTGTCATTTTATATCCTTATATTAACGTACACGCCTTGCAAAAATTCCACCGCAGGCAGTTACTGTGCCACTTCCAAAAGTTGCGCTGCATGATAAATAAACAGTTGTTGAAGTTGCTATTGATACGCGCAAATAAGGCGCGTTGCTTCCCCAGTGAGTAAATGGTGTTGAATCTGTTAAAAAGTTATAAAGAGAGATATCAGGGACAGTAGCGCTTGATAAGCTCGTCCATCCTGCGGCTATTGTTAATAAATTTCCACTGGAAGTTATAGATATAGTGCCATGAATGTCCCAGTCGCCGGCAGGGAGACTAAAGCTTGTAATATTAGCAGGAGTAGCCGTAGTTAAAGAAATAGAGCTTGCGCCTGAGATGATACTTTCGAAGAATTCTCCAACATTTCCAGAGGCTGCATTATTATTTGTCGTGGTTCCTATAATTCCATTAGTACTGGGGCTAAATGCCAAACTGGTAGCATTGGCAACACCTAAATTGGGCGTTATCAGAGTTGGCGTATTTGCGCCAACAAAATTTCCGGTTCCAGTAGAGCCTGATAGAATAAGATTAAGTCCGTTTTGGGTAGTCATGTTTAATCCTTAAACAATCGTGAGTCCTAATGATTGGGGTGCGCCTAACGCTGACCAAGTTGTATTGGCGACAATACACACTAAGGTAATTGTATCATATTGATTAGTGGAAGATAGAGATCCGCTTACCCCCACTGTTGTAGAAACAGAGCCAACATTAATATTCTGTCCTGAGTTTTGAGCGATTGACCATCCGCCAGCGCCAAGACCTGCAATATAAAGCACTGTTCCCAAGCCTGCTACGGTTGGCAATGTAAGTGTTACAAGTCCCGCATTATTAGTGACATATCCACTATCCGCTGACATCGATGCAGAAACACCAGTTACTGTTGTCCACGAAATACCCGGAATGCCTCCGGCCGCAATCGTAATAGAGCCCGGCGCATTCGTAATATTTATATTTGTTCCTGCTGTCAATGTTGTCGCTACTGGGGCATTTCCAGAGGAGCCCACATAAAGCTCACCATTCGTTAACGGCCCCATAACTGGCTGCCAAACAGCAGAGCTGGTTGTCCCTGTTTGCGTGCAAATCCATGTCAATTTATTGTTACTATCCCAAAGCAATTGATAGGTGGTTCCAGCAACAGAGCCGTTTGGATTTCCTGCATACGTTAAAATAATTTCTGATGAAAAAAGACTGTATATTTGAGCCAATGTTTCTTGTACAGAAAGCCCCGGGTTTGAAGAAGATACGAAACCTTGAACTGCACAAATAATATCAGTCATTGATGCATTAGACACGCTAGGCAACTGCGTGAACTGCTTTTCATTTGCCATGTTAAATCCTTATAACTTAATGAAAATATTGAAAAATGTTCCGGGCTGAGTGACGTTTCCAGCAGTCTGTGAACCAGTTCGGGTAATACCGCCTGTTGTAGCGGCGCTCTGTATGGCGAAGCTATTAGTACCAGCAATACTTTGATTTGTTCCGTTCATCCAGAATCCCGTGCCGACCAAAGGGTTATGCGTATGAGTTGCAACTTCAGAATTTAACTGAAGATGGCTATACTCACCTTCGCCAGATGCGGCCATGGCATAATTTAAAGTCGTTGTACCTGTTCCATTCGTAGACCATGCAACATATGTGCCCGCTAATGCATTAGCGAATGAAGTTGCTACGAATAAAGTTGTCGCTGATTGTGGAACTGCGTAATAAGCGGTATTTACCGCCAGTCCTCCGGGTAACGCACCTCCCGTATTTGTAAACGAAATGGGCGCTCCCAAGAACAACGATAAAAGATTAGAAGATGCAGAGGTAATCAGTAAGGTTCCTGAGGATGTCGAACCAGTTACCGTTGAAGTATAACCTGCAATTGCTGGAAGCGCTGGGAGTAACGCTGAAACTGGAACCGTACCCAGAATAACTTTGCCCATTAACTTGGTTAATGCAAGTGCCTTATTCAAGTTCCAATCGGCTATAGCGCTTATACTATATGTTGAAATTACGCCCATATCATCGTAAATCGGAAACATTGAAGAACCATAAGGACTGAATGCATTCCACAATAGATTAAAAAGTTGCCATGTATCTTGATTTGCGCGATCTGTTGCATTGGAAGAAGGATCTCCTATCGTTCCATCATTCATAGGAACCCATCCAAAAGGATAGAATGAATTCATAGAAGTTCTTACATCACCAGTTCGGGGCGTGTTAACAATAGAGCTAACCTGATCATATGTAGTAAACCAATTCGATGGAATTTGTGCTGGTTCACATAAAAATAAAGACGGTAATGTAAAATTAATATTACATGCTGCATTCAATGGAATGCCAATCTGTATATACCATGCGTCATCACCTGCGCTACTTAAAACTTCATTCGCAGAAGTTAAAAATGTAAAAGGAATTATATATTTTTGCCACACGTTGGAAAGCGTAATAGGCTGTCCATTATTCAATAAAATTGGCGACATGGATGTTACGCCTGACCCAAGATACTGATATGCATAAATAAATAATTGACCGTTTGCCGCTCCGGGTACATTTTGTGCTTGAATCGTAAAAGTTGCATTAACTAAATCTAAAGTCTTCACGTGCAAGGATATTGGGAACTGATAAACTTTTAATGTCTCACCCGTGGTTGCCGTTGAAACATGATTAATATAATATTCTGGACAAATATCGCCAGTTAACTGTGTTCCTTGAACAAATTTAGTGAATGATATTGTATCCGTAGCCAGATTATTATTCTTCATGAAAATCAAATCAGGCATAGTTAAGCCTTCATGCTGACTTGGGGCAAGAGTTCCATAAAAATAATTTATAGAGTTAATGGTTATCTGATTAGGAGGATGATTTGCAGAACTATAAACAACGCTTCCAATATTTCTCCAAAACTGATTATTAAATACATAATTTTGTTCAGTCAAAACTCCAGTGGCGCCATTTTGGCCGCCCGGCGTATATGGAAAATTTTGTCTTGTGAATTGACGTGTTCCTAATGAATTATCTACCGTTATATAATATGTTTGAACAACAGTGCTATCTTGTTCACTAAAAGGATAATAGAAGGGTAAAGTATCATTACCATTAGGATCTTGTATTGTACCAACAGCGCTTAGTGTAAGAGGATTAGGCAAAGGCAGATAAGAATAATTAGGGGGAGAGCCAGTTTGATAATACCAGTTTTTCAAAGTTGTTCGGTTATTATCTTGATAGAGAGTAATTACACCACCAGCCAAAGGAAGACCGGTCGATTTATCGACAAGATATTGTTGAAGTACGGTCGATCCAACCAGTAATGTGGGAACTATAGACATTCCATGTCCTTTGATTTAGCAGCGTTATTCATCTAAAGCTATTCATATACTATAGCATAAATTAATTAAAACCAGTAACAAGTCATTAATGCTTGTTTTTTGTCCATTCTATGTTATAATGCTCATAATTAGTTCAGAGAACTTTATTATGAGTAACGTGCATATCCCAAGCGAGCAATACATTGAACACGAAGTTAAACTTCGTGTTATGAAAGAAATAAATGATGAGAGATTTTTAGGGCTTTCAGAACAAATTAAAAGAGTGGAAGAAAAAATTGAATCCAGATTTTTACTGCTTATCGGTTTAATTATTACTTCGATAATTCTTCCGGTCGTTCTTCATTCATTAAAGTTGGTTTAATATTAAATTTAAGGGGAAAGATTATGTTACATTTTATATTATTTTGTGTTATTAGTTGCATTATTGCTCGTGTTGTATATGCTATTATTGAATAATCATTTAAAAAGTTTTGATATTTTATTCGCCAATGGTCTTCCTAGTGTAACACCCGCAATAGCTGAACCAACAATCGCTAATTTATTTTTTAAATTTTTATTATTTTCTTGAGCTATTTTATATTCTTCTTTGCGTTTTTCTATTTCTTGTTTTGTGCCGGATGTGCGTTCGGCTCTTTTTTTAAGTATTGGCAAATGTTTTTCAGATTGTTGTATTTCATATTGCAACTTTGGAATAGTTTCATTTTCTAATGATTTTCGTACTTTTTGCTGTGCAATTAGTTCTTTTGTGCTTTCACGTATACGTTTTGCTTCTTGTTCCAGATCGGCTGATTGTGAATGTGCTTCTTGCACTGCGCGTGTTTCTATCATTTGCTGCGCAATCATTTCTTGTATATCTGGTAATTGATTAATATATGGCTCTGCTCTTCTGTTAGGATTTAATAATTCCTGCGGTCTATGAGCAAATTCTTGACCCAAAATATTACGCGCTAATTCGGGTTGTTGAGCTATATAACGATTTAAAATATCATTACCTGATGTTGTTCCCCGCAATGCTTTCATAAGACTGCTGTCATATTTTCCATGTTTCAGCATTTGTTGATAAGTTGGATTTTGATGCAAAGGAGCATATTCAGTAGCATAGCGTTTATTTGTTTCAGCTAATAATTTAGCTGGCTCTCCGCCGATTTGCTGTTCAATAATTTGAGACATACCCTTCGCTTGACGATTAAAGTTTTCAGCTTGTTGAATATAGGATTCACGTTGTTCTGGAGTTATATCAGATGCTTTCTGATATGCGGCTTTATAGGCATTTTTTGCCTTTTTAAGAGCCGAACGATATTCAGTAAAATAATCTGATGCATTTACGACTTGAGGTGGTTTTGATTGCTGTATTTGCATCAACATTTGCTGCTTTAATCGTTCAAGCTGATCAGGTTTAATCTCGGCCTTCCCGCTAATTGATTTTTTTAAATATTGATCGACCTGTTGAATATCAGAATCCTCAATTGGGGCTGGCAATGATATTTCATGAGGTTTTAAATCTTTATTAATTTTATTATAAGATTTTCCAATCTCTCCACGCACACCACCTTTATATTTACCAGTTACAGGATTTTTTGTTCCTTCAAAATGTCTAACAATATTTTGTGAAACATTTTCTCCGTGAACGTCACCCTCACCAAGTCTGGTGCGTAAATTTTGCTGAGTTTGCGCTAAATTGTTTTCAGCCTGCGGAACAAGTGCTGGATTTGCTAAAACCGGAAGCATTTTATGTAAATTTTGCTCAGGAATTTCCTCATATTTCTTTATTGCTTGTTGTAGTGCACTACGTTTATTAGATGTTTCAAGCTCAAGCGCTTCTGGATTAGTTTTTAATCCATGTTGCGCAGCTTGTATTTCAGCAGATTTTTGAAGTTGTTTTGCTTCTTCATGTTCCGCAATAGCTTGCTCAAGACGTTCTTTAGCATTTAACTCTTTTACACGAGGTTCTTTAACAAATTCTTTAAATTCATGAATTTTGCCACGTCCTTTACTCCCTATAAATTCTCCAAATTGTTCAACCTTTTGAGCTGCTGGCGGTAATGCCCCTGCTAATAAAGCCGATATTAATGGATCTTGATTTTGTGAAACACCAAATAAACCCCCAGCGCCCATGCGCGCGGCTGTTCGCGCAGTACCCGTTAATGCACCAGCCTCGCCAAGCATTCCAAAAGGAACTAATGAAGGCAAAGATTGTGCCAAAACATCACCACTTTCTTCTTCTTCTGGCTTACCAAAAGGATTTAAATTTAAATGAAGTTTTTTAGCATATTTTTCTGACCCTAAATATTTTGCAATACTCGAAGGAGTATTAGCAAGATTTTCAAATCCTTGATAAACATTTTGAGTTAAGCGTGGAACTTCTGATTTTTTAAATCCAGATCCAGCGTAACCAGCAGCTTCAAATGGAAATCTTAAAGCTTGTCCACCTAATCCTATCGCTTCTTCACCAAATCCGATTGCAGCATTAGCAACATTCCCAAGAAATGGATTAGGCTTATGCAGTTCTTCTATAGGATTCCAATTCAATGCAGCTTTTTCAAAAGCTGATTGTTTTGGTTTCGATTTTATTGATGACTTTTCTGCAAGAAGATTGCGAGGTTTATTATCTTCAACTTCATCAGCAAGGAGATTTCTAGCCATGATATAGCCTTACTTAAAATGTTTTTCATAATAACGTTTTTTAGCTTCAGCAATAGAAATTTTCTCTTCTTTTGCTGTATGCTCCCAATCTTCTTTCGTTCCTACTTTATCCAATTTATTTAAAATACTCATTGCTTCAGGCGTAGATTTTCCTGATTTTTGAATGTGCAATAATAATTTATCGCTAGAATCATCTATTTTAGATTCGGTTTTTTGACCAGAAGATGGCTGACCATATCCTTTTTTACTTTCTTGAAATGCATTTTGAAGTTCTTTATCAGCTATTTTTTGCATTTTTTCCCATACGCTAGGCTTAACAAGTGATTCAAAAACTTTATTATTTTGCATTGAAGATGAAAGTAAATGTTTTTGTGCAGCAACTGTACTTTTAGCACCTCCGAGCAGTAATCGTAAATTGACAAGTTCTTGAGATACCATTCTTGCCGCTAAATATTTTGCCTGTTGATCTTCGTTTCTTCCTGTCAATCCATCTTTAATCTGTTTAAAACTATAGCCAGCTACAGTTCTAGAATAATCACCAGTTGCTCTGGTAACGAAATCAGATAAATACTTAACTTCACGACTCGCATATTCACGCTGGTTTAAATCAGTTATATTTTTATTAGTTAATTGATAAATAGGCTCTGGTGGATGCTCTAAATCATAGCCGCGAGAAAACATTAAATCTTGGATTGATTGGCCACTTGTAAGTGATTTTTCTACCTCATCGGCTGTCATTCCCATGCCTTGACCAGTCGCTATCAAATTGGCCTTGGTATCAGATGGTAAAGAATCCCAATGTTTACGTAAAAGCATTTTTTCACGATAATCCTTTAAATCAGGATTAGACTTATTTTTATCAGTTAAATTTGTAATTTGCTTATTTGCATCTGCAATATCTTTTTCAGAGGCACCTGTAGATGCCAAATGATCACGATAAATCTTTGCTTTTTCTAACGGTGTTAATACTGCTTGACTTCCTTTAGGTTTAAACGAATTCTTTATAGATTCTTGCAATGCTGCAATTGGATCGAATTCACCGGATTGTCCGTCTTGCATTTGTCCTTGTTGCTGCGGATAAATAGATGCAATACTGGATTGTCCTTCTTGTAGCTGCCCTTGTTGTTGTGCTTGTCTTCGCCTTAATTCAGGATGTTGTTGAAGATAAAGCGAAGCACCAACTTGCCCAACCACCCCTGTTTGTGACAATAATGGATTATTTGCTAAAAATTGTGCTTTCTCATTTTCAAGACGTAATTTATCCGGCAGCCATTGATTCGTTATATCTTGCCCTCTTGTCACCGAACCCAAATGTCCAGCCTGAGCTCCTCTAAGCCCAATTTCAGACTCTTTTTCTTTACCATAATACTTGTTGTAAAGTTGCTGTTTAGTAAGCTCTTCTTGCAATTTATCCGGCAGCCATTGATTCGTTATATCTTGCCCTCTTGTCATAGAACCCAAATGCCCAGCTTGAGCTCCTCTAAGCCCAATTTCAGACTCTTTCTCTTTGCCATAATACTTGTTGTAGAGTTGCTGTTTAGTAAGTGCTTCTTGCAGCATAGGCTTGATATAAGGTGCTTGTGATAATTCCTTATAGGAAGACAGCGCTTTTTGCATCACGCCATTCCATGGATTAACTTCATCAGAACGAACTGGATGAATAAAATTAGTCATTGAAAAAGTCATTATTCACCTCAAAAAAACATACTACCTAAGCCGCCAATGATATTGCCAAAAGCATCGCTTCTGCTTTTATTTTTTTCGGCCTGTCCTTGATAGGCTAAATTTCCTTGCTGTGCTAATGCTTGAGAGACATTATTCGCCTGAGCATTACTCGCATTAAATCCAGTATTATACATACCTTGGGAACCTTGCAATCCTTGATCATACATATGAGTAGCGCCACCCATGTAATTGTAATAATCCTGATTAGCAATATCGTTGGCAAGCGTCATATCTTGTTGTGTATGTTGTGGAGAACCTGTCATACCACCAGCAGCAGACCGATTACCCGAGCCTTGAAGAGCTTGTTGCAATGCAAATTTAAATCCGGGAGATTCGTGAAATGATTGCCCTATTTGATTGTATTTGCCGCCCGGATCATTTAAGAGCTGATCGTACTGACCTTGAAGTTGTTGTCCAGCATGCTGCCCACCCTGTATATAAGGGTCATAATAACCCTGCGTTGCCCCCGGAATTTGTTGATAATAGGGCATTGCAGCATCAGCAGGATTTTTCCCGCCAAACAAACCTGCTATTCCAGAAGCAATTCCACCTATACCAGGCAAATAACTACCCCAACTCCTTTCCTGTCCCATATAACATCCTTGTTATTATGTAATTGTAAATGTTTTCCATGATGCTGATGTTACAGTGCCGCCTGTATTAACAATAACAAAAATTTTTGGCACATTATTAGTAGTATCATATACCATTTGACCTGAAATATCAGGCAAATTTGCAGTCAATGCATCGTAAGAGCCACTCACATAAGGCGTATATAAACTTTGAATAATGGCGATATTTGATGCATCTAATGTTGGTATCAGCAACCCTTCATTCTTATAATTCTTTTGCAATGCTTGAAATAATGCGCTTAATCCCAAATCCCATTGCGATGTTAAATTCCCATCTTTATCAATGGCTGGTCTATCACGAGGATAATCAGGGAAAATTGATTGTAAAGTTGATGACATTATAACCTCGTATTCATGACACCATTAGTGATAACAAAACGCCCAAGGCCCCAAAATTTAAACTGGCAAACCATGTCATTTGCAATACCCAATTGCCACCACATCATTCTATTCTTACGATAACCCAAAGGAGGCAATACATAAGGCATATCTGAGCTAAATGTAGCCCCACCATCTATGGATATCGATAAATCAACCCGTGGTTGAATATAAACATAAGCTTTTTGATTAGTGATAAGATAACTAAAATCAGTATTATCTTTCTGCTCTGTAATAAGATTTTGACCTAATTGAGTCGATAAATAATTACCATCTTGCGTTACCAATTGAATGATATTACCTTGCGATATCAATAAAGAACCATTTTGCGTTATTAATCGAATATCACCTATTATTTCTTGCTGGGGAGACGTCTCACCTGATTCAATCGTAAATCCAACATCATTTGCTATAAAATAATCTTGGGATGCCTGTCTTATATTTTTACAAACGCGAAATCTAGGAATTTCATTAATTATCATATTCCCATTGGAATCGATATCGGTGAAAGTTGTATAAACAGTGTCAAAAGCATATAAATTACCAGAATTTGTACTAGTAAAATAATACTGATTGTTGTAAAAAGCGACTTGTGAAGCAATGAAATAATTTTGGTTTTGATCGCAGGCGTGATAAAACTTCTGTGTATTAAAGTCATAAAACAACGACAAATTATCACTATAAAAATTAATGTGGTAAAATAAGTGGCCATCTTGTCTATATAAATATCCTTGTGAATCTGAAGGTGTTTGAAGCGTAGAAAGCAAATAATCAATTCCATCTGTTGTTATTTTTTGAGGGGCGCCACCGCTTGAATACATGATGACTGCGCCAGATTTTTCATTCTGTGCAAGCCATACAACAATTTCATCCATATAGGCTACTGTTGCAGGAGAAAGACAGCCGTAATCGATGTTATATTGATTATTACGCTGGTAAGGGAATAATTGTGCACCGGTATCAAACCATGACTCGCTCACAATTGAACCCATAACCCAAATCATATTGCCTTGTGAAGGAAATCGTACGACCGCTTGAATGTTATCCGGCTTTGTTTGCAGGGAGCCAACGAATGCTGCTGTTGAAGGCCATGTCAAACCACCAGCCAGAGCGCCACTTGATGTCGTGCTGGATAAGCGCCAATTATTTGTAACAATCGTACCGCTTGTATCATCTTGTTTGGCTGCACATATGAAACGCGCATCATGAAAGGTGATATAGCCCGGTACAAAGTTAATAATAGCCTGTTGGAAATGAATTGTTTGTGATGGATCGTAAATATAAATCGCTGTTCCATCTGAAATAGCAATCTGGGGATTATTATTTTCAGCAATGTAAACAACGCCTGTTGATGTCAAAAGCTGACCAATCAAAGTCGCTTGCATGAAATCAAAAGAAATATTTTGCTGATTAAAATTTATGCGTGTTAAGTAAACATTAGCATCGATTACCGTTACAATAGAATTGAATTTGGTACTGGTAAAACAACCTCTTCCCTGTACTCCATTATTGTAAAATGTAGATGAACGCATTGCAGGATAATAACCAGCATAAGACACCATGAATGTATCGCTTTGAAACATATTATATGTTTTTTCATTCGATATTTTTGGATATCTTCCGAAAGTAGAAGAGCCAACAATATTAACTTCAACTTGTTTAAAGTTCGCGCCTCTTTGTGTCATTTGCCTTCCTTGGCATTGTCATGTCTAAAAACTTAAAAAATATCGACATATTATTAGATTATGTTTATTTAATAAAGATAAATATTTGATCAAATTGATCAGGGGCGCCACCCTTTACCGATATTAACGTCACCGTAATTATACCCCTGCTGTCCATCTCCTGCTAATATTGAAACTTTTTTCATCGATAAATCGGGTGGTTCTATGTACATTAATTTACGTTTGTAGGATTTTAATATATTCATTGAATCTGGATTGAATTGAATTCCATACTCACTGCAAAAATAAGCCGCCAGTTCATAGCGCAAGTATTCAATATAGCTGGTATCAAGTCCTTGATTGGCTGAATTGATAAATGTATAAGGCAATCCTGTAACAGAGATATTGGTTAAATCTGTATTAAGGGCAACATCGACTAAAAATATTTTAACCATCATCTTAAGCGGATAGTTTGATTCAGGTAGAAAATATGTTGCAAAATAGCCTCCTCCTAAAGCTCTGTTGTAATTCCAGCTGAAAGGAAGAGAAGAAATGTTATCCACGCGAGCAGAGCCATAATAATTCCTGCGTGATACCGAATCCATGGGATAGCGAACAACATTTATATTAAAGGTTGCGGACTCAACAAGCCCTACAAAGGGTAAGAAATAATTTTCTTGTCCTGCTATAAGCGGCATTTCAATGTATGTGTAATAGGGAATCAAATCCAATTCAATTTGCTTGAAATCAAGCATAGAATTGAGCATTTGAAGCCCATTATTGATTTGATCGAATGTAGGTGTTTGTAAATTACGCGCAAGAATACCAGAGAGGTATAAGGAGCGCGTGATCAAGTCCTGTGCTGTATAAGCCATGATACACGCTCCTTATCATTAGACTAGCGCAGGATAAGCGCTATTAGATACTCCAGACCATTCAATAACTAATACACTGACGGCATCAGAGGTTGATGAAACCAGATAATCAATTTCAGGTTTAGAAGAACCCACACCCGCAATAACTTGGATATATTGACTCTGAGCAATACCCGCAGAAACGCCTGTAATCGTAGGAAGATTTCCAGTGGCGGCAGATCCGGTTGGTCTAAACTGCACAATATCGCCAACCGCAGCAGGCGTAAAAGTAACCAATAGAGTAACAATTACATTTGGTAATGTAGTTGTAGGAATTGCACTATTGGTAGTCAAGTCGATTGCTGTGAAAGTAGTTGCATTTCCACCCGATAAAACAGAAATTGCAGGTACATTAAAATATGTCAACAATCCTGCGATATTTTGTGGTTTATGTGTCGCATATACCCAATGACTTGAACCATCAGTTTCCCAAAACCCAATCAAGCGATAAGAGTCATAGCCTGAAGGCAACGTAGGCGCTGTATTACTTGTAAGGCTTAAAACAGCAGCGGTGTTAAGATAATTTCTTGAATCACCAATTAAATACACGGCATATTGTGTACTAGCTGCAATTGTTCCTGTATCAAGTCCATTAACTCCATTTACCGTAGAGTTAATCAACAATCCGGGTTGATAATTTTGAAATTGCACTGCGGGATTATCAATCCCAAAATAGTTTTGCAGCCCAACAACCATGTCAATGCTGTTTGTGGAATCACGCGCAGCTCCCGGAGAAACGGCCATAACTGTGGTAGATGCAGCTGATAGTTGTAATCCTTGGGTATATAATCTCGGTAACGAATAGATAGTTTCATTTTGAATTTGTTGCATTGTATTGTCCTTAATATCTGAAAGTATTGAGTTGCTGCAATTTTTACAACAACTCGCCTTAACTAGAGTACTCTGCGTTG